ACCCCCACTTGTTCAACCTATCAGCTACCTGACTTTGAGCAGTTAGCTCCTGAGTTCTATGCAGAAGGTATAGATCATATTTTCTGCGTTACTGTAAACGATGCTTTCGTTTGTAATGCGTGGGCCGATAAAAATGATCTTGCAGATGTAATTGTTCTTCCAGATGGAAGTGGCAAATTTACAGAAGGTATGCAAATGATCGTAGACAAAGATAATATAGGCTTTGGACGCCGGTCTTGGAGATATGCTGCCGTTGTCGATAATGGCAAAATTACAGACTGGTTCATTGAAGAAGGAAAAGAGGATAATCATCCTGATGATCCTTATCTGTACACAGCACCTGACTTTGTACTTGGTAAGCTACGAGAGAGCAAATAACTCTTGACAATATTTACTAATGGCAGTATAATACTACCATGAATAAAGAAAAAGTACTTATTATTACAATGGAAGAATGTGGTGAGCTTACCCGTGCTTGTTCAAAGATTTTACGACACGGGTATGTTCAGCAGAAGCATATCAATAATCTAAAGGAAGAGCTTGGAGATGTTGTCGCAATGACACGTCTAATACAAGAATTATATGAGATAGATGACGATACGCTTGAATTTCATGTGTGGAAACGAAAACTCAAAATGAAGGGTAGCGAGTATAAATGAATCTATTTAACCTAGATACAGATCTAGATGTATGTGCAGA